ACGCTACCTGCGCTCTGGGGAAAATGATTGTCATTGTATTCGTGCCATCAGGAAACGTATACACAGCTTCCATTCTGACATACTCAGGGGTCGACAAACTCCCCAAGGGGATAGAGCCCGAATGAACGGCGGCATAATCTGCTGAAGAAGGGTCAAGACCCTTTGCGAGGGCGACGTTAGCAGGAGTTAGCTCTTTAAACGCACATTCGAGCATTGCAGATTCCCGTAACGGAAACAACGCATCTTCAAGCAGAGGATACCCGGACTCCAGTTTATAAAACTCTTGGTTCAACGTGAGCTTTGTGTTTGCAAGAGCTCCGATAGAATCAGTCGATGCAAGAATGGGTCGAATCTGACCGATAAGAGCAGAAGCAGATCCAATTCTAATCTGAGCCAGTCCCAACGGGACTGTCGTACTGTCTTTTGTTGTTGGTCCAGTTCTCGGCATAAGTTACTCACCTCCTTTACAAGTTAATTAATCTCTGCCGGTAGAGATTCGACTAAAACATCGATTGACTCTTTAGCTTGTGGAAAAAAGTTAAAGATATTCCAATGAGCTGCGTTGTCCCGTCTGCACGATCTACGGAGACAACGCATCTTAATATTCCCGTGAATATGCATTTCAACAGGAACAAAGTCTTTGTTCTTCCCAAAAACGAAATACCATAATCCATTAGGTCTACGTTCGATCAGAATCTTTCCGCAACTTGAACATCTATAGAACAACTTTTTCGAACGTGACATATTTACGCTTACCTTAGTATTAGTTTAAAAAGATCGTTCAAATTTGAGCGCCTGGAGTGCTGAGCTTTTAAATTTTCGATGCAAATCTAAGCGTGATATTCAAGACTTTATATAACGTCTCATCTTCGGCACGATAAACGCCCGATTCGATGATATCTTGCACGACTATCCCACCTATGACATCCCAAGCTGTCGGTGAAGGATAACTACGATAAAATGTTATTCGCTTGATTCCGTCACCCGTAATTGTGGTCAGATACCCTATGACTCGATCACATAGTTGGGCGAGACTGAAGCCCTCGTTATCTTGCCGTGTGCAACATCTGATTTCGACATTTGCACGGCTGAGATCATCCCGATAAAAATCACCGAAACGTACATTGATCCACTTTCTGAGTTCGGTATTATTCGGGACTCTTGGGTTCGCTAACGACGGATCGAAACTGACAGGGATATTATCTGTCGTCCACAAGTTATCGACAATGTATTTCTTGATACTGTCCTTGAAATTTGCTTCTCTTGCTGTAGGATCGAGAGCCATTAGCTTCCCCTTCGCTTCATGATATCATCAGACAATGCATCCAGTTTAGCAAAGAAGTCTCCGATTACATAATCTTTCGCCGCTACCAAATCCCTGTTCTTGGCATCAACTGAAATAGTACAGTTGTCCATGAAATCAAGGAGTTTTTGAATCTGATCGAGTGAGAGTTCTATCCTCACAAACCAGTCTTTCGGATATACTTCTAAAACTTCCATTACAATTTCCCCAAAAGATCCGCTATAATATCATTTTCCTTGACAGGAGTTAAGAACTTGCCCGACAATACCATGCTCTTGATATCGCGTGCCATCTTTGCTTCTCTTTTGATCTTGCCGAGAACTAATATCTTCCTCTTCATATGCAGATCAAGAAGCTTACTTTTGCACGTCCAATAAATCTGGACGTAATGATATCGTTCTTTGAGTTGAAAGTTATCAGGAAGCTCTTTCACATACTCCCTAATGACTAAGTTCATACCTCGTGAGAAGTGTCCCCACTTCAAACTCATACGATCCTCTTTACCCTTCAGTTGACCGTACTTCCTGTCAATCTGTTCAACGAAATCTTTGGGTGTGAATTCAGGATTAAAATTAATTGGTTGATCTGTCATCTCCAGCTCCTCCCGATTATGTCTAAAGATTCTCTACCTCGTTTCGGAAACCCCGATCTCTGATACTCTCTTTTCGTGGGTCTAAAAACTGGTCTTGCAGGGTGATTTGCACCACCGTAATTTCCACCGTACTCATTTACATATGCGTACATTTTAACAGATTTGGGTTTACCTCTCCCTGGTGGACCGAACCATGAACTACCTGGAACCATACCAGCACTGGGAGCTACACCTCCTACCCATCTCTGGGGATGTCTATCTCGATAGACTGTTAGAGAGTTGACAACTGTTCCCCGCATTACCCAAAAGCCTGTTGAAGCAGCATACTGAGCTTTCCAGTTTGCATATCTGGGATGATAGGGGACGTACCCTCCCGCAAACTTCTGGGTCATAATATTGCGCCTTAAGAGATTGACGTAATCAACCGCACATCGATAAGGAAGCTCTTTCTTCTCCCTACCTACCGCACGCTCAATCCGTTCAAATGCTCGCAATACTCTGCGGACATCTGCTTGATTAAATATGATTTCGAGATTAATCAACGTACAGCCAACCCCCGATAAGCTTTTCAAAATTCAAATTGTTGTGATCGAACGGCAATGGTTGCTTTTCATCAGGATTCAATTCAAGTAAGCTACTGAATACCCGAGGCTGAAAAGTCACTTCCTCTCCTGTCTGTGCTAAGAAGACAACGAACATTTCAATATTTGAGGAGTACAGGAGAGCGACTTTCAGTTCCTCTATCAATCGTGAATCAAACCACTCGTTATCATATACGACCATGTAAAAGATAGAGGTTTTAATTGTGTTATTGATCTGTCGCACGTCTTTAGCATGCCAATGCATATTGACTATGGGCATTGAGCTTTCCACTGCACGGCGAGCTTTGGATTCATCAATACGCATCTTACGAGGCAAGATGAATAAATCCATCAATGCAACCATCCCATGTACAGGGGATCTGGGCATATTACACCGTTGTCGTGGTTGTAGACGAGGAAGAGGTTGTTGAAGTTGTAGTTGTGGACGTGGTCGTAGTAGACTGAGCTACACGACTATCCTCACCGATCTCATAAACGTTCACCCCTTCATATCGTCTTGGTTTAATCGTTTCAACACGAAAATACTCTAAAGAGGTAAGTTTAATCCGATCGAGAGTTTCTACTCCGAGAGATGTGGGAGCGTACATTTCATGCACTTCGAGTCCTAAATACCCGAGCTCCTCATCTGTTGCGAGATCATGACCATATAATGGAGTCGTAATCAAAGCGTACTTCTGTTCTTTGATATATGACCATGATGTCAGCTTGCGATAATCTGAATCCCAATCGTCTGATTCGACAGGTCTGAGAACGTCTATCGTAACATTGCATTTATAGAGAACTACGTCCCATTTAATTATAGCATCCTCAAACATCTGGGCTGTCCTGTTCATCACAAGAAAGATATCGCCCGTTGTTAGGAGCTGAACGTAATCACCTCCGACAGCCTGTGTATTATACGGAAACCATGCTTCAAGAAAGAACTCTCGAATAAATGGCTTCGTTACTTGACTGTTTGACTTATAGTAGGTCTTCTCTCCAGTTACATTCCCACTATCCCGAAGAATTGTATATGAAGTGCCTACCTCATCCAAGACTTCTTCAATGTCAGGACCGATAGTCATTATGCGTTCTCTTTGGGATCAAACTCGACAAGTTGTGGATCATTATAGGTTATATCTACACCACTCTCAGTGTAAGCAAACCCAGCGTCTATCTTCGTTCCGAACATTTGGAAAGCTTCGACGCCAGCAAACAGATCAGGACGTTCTTCTATAAAAGCGGCAAACTGTTCGTCCTCCATCTTTACTAATATGTTGTAATGATCAAACCTGTGTTGTAAATTTATCTGCTCGAACTTGAATTTATGGGCACTCTCGGTTAGAAGATAAAAGAACAAATGACGTTTCGCACGTTTCTTAACCCAATACTCAAGAGTTTGACCTGATGTGGGAAAAGTCGTTTCGAACTCGTTGATAGCATCATCAGCCGCATTCTCCCAGTCTTCTTTAACTAAATACTGATGAAGACCTTTGACTTCCTTTTCCAACTTCAAGACCAATTCTTGTTTTGTCATTACTCCATTCTCCTAACAAGTTTTGACTTCCTCTTTGAAGGGTCAGGCTTCTCGACAGCCTCAATGACCCGTTTTTCTTCAACTAATGCATCCTCTAATGCCTGTCGACCAGTGACCGATGTTTCGACATCAGATGAAGTCGAAGTTAATTTGGGTGAGGTCTTAGCTTTCGCAGGTAATTGGATTACCTTTTCTTCAGATTGCTTTGTTACTTCGACCGTTCCCGTATCGCGCAAGACTTCGAGTAAAATATCATGTGGGATAGAAGGGAACTTATTGTTTGGGAAATAAGAACCCTCCACCCACACATTCTTGCCAGCTTTTAATGTTCTTAATAGCTTGACCTGTTCGATTTTCATCGATTATCCCTCCATTAAGTAGAGGTCGTGGTTGAGGTTGAACTCGTGGTCGTGGTGGTACTCGTTGCAGACTCACCGGCTCTTGCGGTCACATCAATGGTGTACAACGCATCGGTATGATACAGAACAGGCAGACCTTTATCTTGCACTCTAACCCACGTCCCTTCGGGATCCCATTCGTCTTTCTTATCGGTATAAAGACCCCAATGGCGCCCAAGACCAAACGGCGCTTGAATATAACGAGAGATCGGCGTCCCTTCAACACTGGAAGACATCATGATGAACTTATCGCCAGGCACATAGTACCTTTGCATCGTGACGTAGTCCTCACCAGCAATGTAACTGTTGGTAAAGGGGTAAGCGATCTGAACGCGGTTCGTGAACTTATCAACGGAGAGAATGTAACGACTCTCATAAGTATCCGGGGTGCTTCTATCCCAGATCGTCAATTTTTCATATGCATCAAAATCGGACGCATCGTTCACTTGGACCCATGTGCCCGCTCCACCCGTAATCCCGCCGGTAAGCTCAGCTTTGACCTCATACATCTCATCATAAATGATGAAATTTTTGATATCAAGTAACGTGCCGAGAACTTTGGCATTGACCAAGGCGAGGGCGTCGATACCGGGACCTGCCATTAAAGACCCATCATGGAAAGCATTGGTCTGTAACAGAGCACGGATCGCGGTGTTCTTACCGATCATATCAAGGACTTCACTGTTACATATGGCAATGTCAACGACCCCGCCATTCGCTTCAGCGATCTTGCGTTTACCATCTTTGATATCTCCCATGATGTCCACACTACCACCAGTGTCCCAGTAGTAAGCAGAAGTCAAAGCTACTCGATGATCAGTGGGGATGCCGTAATCAATGGCAACCTGATAACCACCTTTAACCTGATAGGAGAAACCATTGTTGATAAACATGTTCGAGAACATCCACTCTTTTCTGCGGTTGGCTCGATTCACAATGTCAGTTAAATTGTCCGACAGAGTATCCGCGGCAGACTGATACTCTGAATCTGTACCCGGACGACGCAGGTTGTTCAAAAACTCCTCATCAAAATACCGCTTTTCTTTCCAGTAAGCGGCGGTCGCTTGATGCTGAGCAATCCCATGCGGCGCTGATACGGGGGCTGGTGCTCCCGGGGGCACAAACGGAATCATTCCTCTTCCGCCTCGCTGCGATTCCCACTTAATAGTGTCGGACGTCGCGTTACGAGTACCGGGGAAGAGATTCGAAAACATAAGATTGGGTGCCGCTTTGAACCTCGTAATGAAGTCCTGTAAGACTTCCAATCTTAGAGTTGGTATTTCACTTGCTCCACGTGGCATACTAATTCACCTCCTTCCTTAGTGAATTTTAACGAATATAAAGGTATTGCCCAAATGACGTGCCACTAATGTCGGTCTTCGCGGCAGCATCTAAAAGGAGCATTAATCCTTCGTATACGACACAGTTGCCCAGAATCAAGGTAGCAACAGCTCCCTTTGCATTGATCCCGGTTCCTGTATCTACAGATTTTTCCAAAATACCTACGGCATCAGAATAGCCATTGGTATTGTCTCCAGCCTCTACACAGATATAAGCTTTCCGTGCAGTTGTGAACGCCGTTCCGCCGATGTTGGTGGTAAACGTGATTTTCGCACGGGAAAGATCAGTCGTTCGATCAATCGCCGTACAAGCACCCACGTTCTCGGCGGCAGTGGTATCATCGTTGATGACGATGTCGTCCCCTACCTTGAATTTATAGGATTCGTCTTGCGTTACGTAAACAAACGCATCAGCGGTCCCACTGTTGGCAACGAGGTACGATCTACCAGGATGATTTTCGGCGCCGGTAAATGTCGTTGGGTTGTACGGTAAAAGCTGATCTTTTCCACCGGTCTTCAGGTTGGACAAGTTCTTCGCCAGTATCGTACCGATCTTCAAGAGGCCGTAACCAGCTTGAAGGGTTACAGGGACTCTTAATGCGGCCATTGCATCAGAGTAGTAAAGAACGCGATAGTCGTCTTGTGTTCCCCGTATGATTGCAGGAATATCAGTCGGCATACTAATTCACCTCCTCAAGAGAATTTATTTTTTAAGCTGTTTGACCTGCCCTGCTGAGCAAATCGTCTGAGAGTTTTTTGTTTTCCTCGGTATTTTCGGTTTTATTGCTGCCAGTTTCCTGACGACCAACGATACCAAGACCCGCGACATTGACGCTGACGCCTCTCTTTTCCCAATCAGCGATCTCCACATCGATGGCAGCGGCAAACGCTTCAGCGTCAAGAGCATCATCCTTGATAAACTTCGTGAAAGAGACCATTCTTTTCACCTTATCAAACAGGTGGCTACCGATCTCAGATGCGGACAACTTTTCATTCCACATTCTGTCAGCGGTAACTTCCCTCTCACGCTCTTCACGGAGTGCGTCCTTTTTCTCAAGACCGGCAAGACGATCTTCAGCATTAGCGTTCTTGTCTTCTAAAGCCGCTTTCTCAGCCGTGAACTTCGCCCGCTCCTTGTCAAACTCAGCGGTCAAAGCACTGGTCGTCAGCACTTTAATTTCTTCGCTCAGTTCGGTGACAAGGTCAGGGTGGGTAGTTTTCAACTCACTTAGATTCATGATTTCACCTCCTTTCTCTTCAGGTTTGTTATTCTCCAACTTGTTCTCGACGTAATCCACTTCCTCAAGTGCTTCCCGCGAGAACGCCGAAGCTTTTGTTTCTGAATCCCAACCAAAGACACAAACGCTTGCCTCTTTGAATTGTGATTTGCGCCAGACAGTACCAGGGCCCTTCATTTTGAACCCGTTGACCTCTGCTATTTCATCTTTTGCAAGCCGTTGAATTTCGGTGGGCTTAGCATACATACTGGCTTGATAGGGGAACCCGTCCCCCGACAACTTGATAAACTCCGCTGAGACCTCGGTATCGACAAAGCTGACCTTTTCAGGATAGAGTTCAATCTTTCCCTCAGAAGTATCAGGTTTACCAGTGTGAAAGGCAATCTTTCGATCTACGTTGTGATTCTCGAGGATGGGGAATTTACTGGCACCAAATTTCATCCCATCAAGATCGATTGCTAAATCGTCCCACCACCAATGGTCTTTGATAATCTTACCATTATATACAGTCATTTTCATTCTGGGAGTTTTACCTTCCTCCTTCTCAGCAAGAGCATGTTGTCCTTCACCTACAAATCGAAGTGCGCCCTTTGGGACTTGCTTACCAGTAGTATCTTGTGCCATTGCTCTCTCCTCAAATTTTGAATTTGCGATCTTAATAGCTTTAGCCTCGCAGTTTTTGCCACCTTTCGTTTGACAATCTTTCAACACACTGTTAGCAACTTTAACCCATTTCTTTTTCTGGGCTGGAGTCAAACCCTTCTTCTTACCGTCAACATCTTTCACTGTCCATGGCATGACTACCCCTTATTTGGTCGTGCGCGTGACCAGTTTTTTCTTCTTGGGTTTAGCAGGGGCACTCTTTCGGGGTTCGCCCTCTGCTTTTTCCTGAACGCTCTCAGCGTCCACTCCTGCTGCGTAAACGAGTTCTGGGTACTTCTCATCTTCGGTCGCTTTCTTCAGTCTCATTCTACCGTACCCACTGAATCCCATACGCTTCGCTACTTCACTGTTCGGTACTCCTACTTGCTCGCTGACAGGACCGTGTTTCGTTCCCAACAGTCCTTTTGCTCTCGCCTCGTAATCGATCACTTCTGAAATAGGAAATGATATATCCACCAGATGTTCAGGTGCTCTTGACACCACTTCAAACTGAGCCTCTCCCTTTTCATCAAAGTGGGTTGCTTCTCTCACTTTGAATTTTTTGGGAAATCGGGTCATCGCACTTCGAGCAAAGAAGACGAATGACCAAAAATCATATTTCAAGAACCTATCGAAGTATGCTATTTCATCACTGACTCTGTCGGAGTACGGTCCCCTTGAAGCTTTAACACTCGCAAATGTGCCTTTTGAAGAGCCGGTACTGATATCTTCAGGCTCGTTTAAGCCTGCTGTAATAAGATTCAGTATATCGGTATCCTCTTCCTTGATATTAGAAAGTTGGGGGTAGGTTGCCGATAGCTTACACCCGGGAGGTAGAACAAGTGTACTGCCCGGCGTCTTCTTGGCCATAATACCAGTCTTCCGCTTTTCCTCATCTGTCAATGATAACCAAAGTTTAAAAGTTCGAGGATCTTCAATTTCAACGACCCAGACATATGCCCCCGCCGCTTTCTTATGATCGATCTCGTATTTCTTCAAATTCTCGTAATGATTAAGCCATTCAAGAGTTGTGCGAAGATGACCTATCGCTCGGCGAGTCATGAACCCCTTGTCCCAAGAGCAGATAAATCGAAAGAAGCCCCCAAATTGCTTATAGACCTTCTTCCTACTCTTGCTCTCTCGCTGATACTTTATTGAGATATCATTATGGGTCGCAACGGACTGTAAAAATTCAGGAAAACGTGCAACATAGATACTGGGGATTTGCTGATAATCGGTCGCAAGTCCGTTCTTTTTCATACGAACGTTATAAAAGATAGGTAAAAGAGCTTTTGTGGGATGAAAGATGATTCCTGTACCGTCATCTCCTGTTCCATCAATCGTTGTTGGGTCTATGAAATCAACTTCAACAAAACCGTTTTCATGAACCGTGCAAAGTAAAAAGAGTTCTCCTTCTACCTGAGCGCGGGCTGCATACTTCATCCACATCGAATACAGTCGGTTTCGCCAGTCAAAGGCCGTTTCATCGAGAACGTCCTGGATCTCTCTAATCTCTGAAGTAGCTCCGTACCCCATGCCACACATACGCCCGGTAAGACCTCGTATCGCGGTGTTGACTTGGGGATTTCGCTGGAACTTGTCCCAACACTCATTCTGCAAGAGCTTACGAACCGCAGCTCCATCTCCCTTGTCTTCGAGGACTGAAGGGAATCCATCAGCATCAGGAGTAGTACTTGATCCATCATCATATTGCCACGGCATGGAGAAAGTGAGGCTGGACATCACCTCATCAGGAATGTTTAACAGGTAGTCGGAAACTTCTTCTTTGTTCAAGGTAAACCTCCAGATAATTTTTCAGGCGTCCCTAAAGAATGATTATCTGTTATGGGCAACTTTACATTTTCTTCACTTTGAATCAGACACTTGCACTCGTAACAAATGGTTCCGTCAAAAGATTGAATTATAAAACAACCGAAGAACTCTTTTTCGCACCGAGAGCAGATCATGATTAATAGGTAATGGGAATAATAGGAGAATCATATCAGAGAGGACCAGACCCCTGTCAAGAACTTTTTTCATTTATTTTCAATACTTACCTAAAAGTCCTTCCTGTGGTGCGAAAAAACCAAAACCAGTACCACTACGTCTCAATCTGAAATCGTCTACTGATAAGTCCCGTCCTCCGTAGAGCGACCAGCCTGTCGCGTAGACAACATCATCTTGAATTCCTCCTCTTTCAAACTTCTCCCTGCTACCAAACATATAGGACGTGGTTGTAGGGTCAGGGGATTTTGTCCAATGATCGAAAGCACCCATTTCTTCCCGTAATATGTCGTCTTTTCTTGACCCTTGAATTGGGACGTAGGGAGCTTTGAATCTCCCTTCTTTACAGCAGACATAGAACTCTTTAAATGCGGCTTTTTGTCGGTCATAGTTTGGATAGATTGGTTCAAATTTAATCGCTCGTTCTTCACACCAGCCTCCCATATCCCAAGCACCCCACCGTTCTGAACACAACACGTCAATCCCGTCGTATTCGGTATCGACAAGGTCAAGGACTTCTT